ATCTCTGCATAGTCAGCGTACTTTGCACGTTCACGCGCCAAGCGGTCACCAATGATTGCATCCATCTCGGCTTGCGTGAAAGTCTTTTCCGCAGTTGCGCCCTGCGTGGCGTTGTTGTCCACCTGTGGTGTTGTTTCGGGCATGATTCGCCCCTTTCCCGCGCCCTAGCGCGTGTGTCGGTGCGCGTTTACCTCCGCGCATGAGTAAAAAAGCCGCCCACATGGACGGCATGAAAAAAGCAACCGTGCGGCTGCTTGATTCCTGGGGAATTATTAGGCGCTGAATCCTTGCGGGAATAGATATCGTGCAATGATTGTTAGCTCGTTTATCGTTGTCCACTTGTTTTTAGTGCGCCCTGCTTTGTAATCTGCATCGTGCTTATTCTTCGCCGCTGCGATTCTTAACCGCAATTCTTCGGGCATATCATCATTCACGCGCATTTCTTCGCACTTGTCATAAAAGGCTTTGTAGCTTGCCTTGCTTTGCTCGTAGCCTTCAATTACTACTTCATCGCTCCATGACGGTATTACGCGACAATCGCAATTATGTGTTATAATACCAGATGAAACGTACCATCCGCCTTTAGTAGAAAGGTTGTACACATGGCAACTCCGCTCACTGAAACTGACAGACTCAACATCATCAATCTCTATAAATCGGGTGCTACCGCTAAAGAGATTATCGAGAAAATCGGATGCAGCAAAACAACCGTTTTTCGTATACTCAAAAGCAATGGCATCAAAGCACGCGGTAAGCGAATCCCAATGCCCGATGGCATTCTCGAATCGTTCAATGACGGAGAGAGCGTTTATTCCATCGCCAACCGTCTCAACGTCAGCCGTCCTACAGTCATCAGATGGCTCTCTGATGCTGGAATCTCCACACGCAATCAATCCGAAGCTGGGATTATCCGCGCTTCTGCTATGACCCCCGAAGAACGAGCTGCACAAGCCGCAGCCGCCCATGATGCCGTCAGAGGTCGAATCGCTCCCGAATCCGAAAAGATTGCACGCTCTAAAGGAATCGAGCAACGGGCAGCTAATGGAGCCATCACTTTGAGCGACGGAGAATCCGCAATGCTCAATTGGCTCATTAGCCGTGGCTTCAATTGCACGCTTCAAAAATCCGAGTGGATTTACAATCTTGATATTGCTATCTCCGATAATTTTGCCATTGAGATTTTCGGCGGCAACTGGCACGCTGTCAAAAAACGCCGAATCCATGAAGCTGCAAGACTCGAATACCTCCTTGGCCGTGGGTGGAACATCGTTTATATCTGGAACACTCCCGTTATCCCCATGAATGAAATTTGCGCAGATAAGATTGTCGAATTCTTTAATTTCGCCAGCGACAACCCATCCTCGCGTGGTAAGTATTGGGTGATTCGGGGTGACGGTCAGATTTCTACCGCCGCGAGTTCTGATGTTAACGAGAGTTCCTTTATACTCCCTTCTCATTCCTGCAAGTAATCCAATTCCTGCAACCTCTGTTTCGGCAACAACACAATTCTCGTGCGTGTGGCTTGCTGTCTCTTCACTGTCATAATCAAACCCACGTGAAGCGAGAATGATGCAATATGAGCACGTCTCATTGCCTGTAGGCACTAATGCCAACTTTGGCCGTTTCGGGTCTTTCTTCGCGTTCGCAATCACGCATTCTTTAGCGGCTTTGCGGTTTTCGTAATCCAAGCGGCCTGCGCACTCTTCAATGAATGCGTCCACGTCATCGCCATCAACAAGCAACTGGATAAACGCTCGCACGACCTCGCTAGTTGCAAGCGGGTTTCTCATGCTTTCGGCAATCGCTCCATACGATTCACCAATCATATAAACGCGCAAACCGTCGTAAAATTCCGCCGCCAAACGCGCCGCAACACCCGTGGACGCTCCACATGCTTGCTGCATTATGGCAATAACAGCATCGCGAATGTCTGCAATCGGATGTGAATAGTCCACCTGGCTTAGAGCAGCAACTAACGCTGTCCTGGCTTGCTCTGATGCCAGATTAAGCGCTTTGCTGTAGTTCTCGATGTAACTAAGCGGGATTCTCATTCGTTTCACCGCCAAACATCGCAGTTATAGCAGCGTTGTTGGCTATCTCGTTGCGTACTGCGCGTTTCTGCGCCATGATTCGCGCAATCGTCGGCTTGTCGAAACCCTGCATCTCCCAGAAAACCTCTGTCTCTGCGAATCCCTCGGAAACCGCCGCAATCTTCGTTGCTGCATCGGCTGTAGCGGCCAATGACGGCATGCTAGGCGGCAGGAAATGCGCCATCACATTCTTATCGTCATCGGAAAGCTGATTGAGCGATTGATTGCGCTTCACGGCCAGCGCCATTAACGCAACATCGCGCAATTCGTCGGCATTGAATGCGTTCAAATCCTCTGCGCGTCGAATCAGCTTGTCGTTTTGCGCTGCTAATGCATCAGCGCTTGTGGGGTTGGCATCGTTGATAACGCCCGTGTCGGTCACGCTCAATGAAGATGATGCGGCAAACTGGGTGGACAACATGCGAAGCATCGCCACATGCGGCTCTAACGTGCCTTGCGCCAATTGCCCATATTGCGGAACTTGCCCTGTGTCCGGGTCTACCGTGCCGAGCATCATCGAATCGATGTACTTCTTGAACTTCTGGTTAATCAGCGCATCATATTGAGCATCGCTAACGCCCATGAGGTACTTTTGCGGACTCGTGGAAAACTCCAAGCCGATTGTTGCAAGCGTCATCGTGCGGATGTACCCGCGTGTGAGTGTGCGGACGCTGCGCGTGATGCGGGATGTGCCAAGTGGTTGACTGTTCGTCGGCTGGTTGCGCATAACCGTAGCCAAGCAGCGCCCCATGCCGTTGTTAGCGCGTTGGGCTGTCCACTGGCTGCGCTCATCACGTCGGAGTATCCACGTCGCGTCATCGGTGTATAGGTTAACCACCGTTGGCTTTATCTCGCGTTGCAATTTGTCGCGGTCAGATTCAATGACGGCAAAAGCGGCATCGATGCGTTGTAGTTGTCCATTCCACCGCGCTGCGCTCGTCTCGAACGTGTGAAACCTAATCGAGCACCCAACAACGGGATTAGCGGCCAGCGTAATCAAGATACCGCCATGCTTCAGCTCATCGATAACGCTCATGCTGTAAGCACTTACGAGCCGATTGTCGCGCACGATAACGTCAAGCTCTGGCATGCTCTCGCCGTTTGCATTTACGTAGCCATCGAATCTCGAACGGTCAGAAAGCGCCGTAACGGCCTTCTCAGGCCAGCAACAGGCCATGTTGAAATCTCGCAAGTCTTGCGGCAGCGCAATCCCCAGATTGCATTCACCCGCCGTAATCTTTTGATCGTAATAGCGTCCCTTGTCGGCGTTCTTTGCCTTGTGCGCGTTGTAAATCTCTATCAACTGCGCCAACGTGGACTGTTCAGCGGGTGGCAATCCTTCCGCTTCTGTAATACCGCTGAATCCGTACATAATTAGCCTATCCTCTGCTTTCTCTCAGGATTCCGCTTTGAGTTGAAAACACCCGATAGAGCTAATGAAGCTGCTTCAATCGGTACGGGGTTCTCACCACCAAACCCCCAGCCCCCAGAAGAGCCGATTTTACGCCGCGTGGACGTGATGGCGCTGTCTCTCAGGTCGTTTTGCGGTCTGAACCATTCGAGCGTGCCATCGTTCACGCAATCAACCAACCGCGTGCAAGCTGCTATGACTTGCCCCGCTGTTGGGATAACTACATAATCTTTCGGCATCGTGCCGAGCTTGTCCACCAGCGCTTGCGTGCCTGACTTGCCGTCGATAACACAGCAACAGCCAACGCTTTTTCGCGCTGCTATCCAATCGGCTAGCCATCCAAGCCCCAGCGCCATGTTTTCGCGCCGTATCTGCTCAATGTAAACATGGTCATCATGCAATCGAGCCGCCGCCAAACTGACCTCTGCGCCATCGGGTGAAAACTTAACGCCATAAGCCACGCGGCCATCTGTTGGCGCAATGTCCACGGCTAATGATTCGAACTTGTTAGCTGGAATGATGAACTGCGGCAATCCCGCCGTTGGACTCCACCATCCTAGATACTCACGCGAAAAGCCGTCCACGCTAGTTGCCGTGTTTATAACATCGAGCATAACCGATTCGCGGATACGGTAACCCATTGCGGGGTTCGTGTTGTACGCAAGCTCTAAAATGTGCGTGCGGTCACCCTCCATATCAGGCAACTCATACACGGCCCATTCAAGCCAAGCGAAGCCGCATGTATCAGGGTTTGCATGCGCCCTGTCGTGCAACACCTTAAACACAGTGCCATTACATGACGGCCCTGGAGGTGTGCCGATGAGAATCATCTGCGGGTCACCGCTCTCGGATGCAATCTGCGTGGGCTTTAATGCATCCTGTTCATCCTCGGTCATCTCCTGGGCTTCGTCCACAACGATAATGTCATACGTCGTGCCGCGTCCACCACCACTGCGCGTTGATCGCGTGAAGAACTCAATGCAGCCGCCGTTGGTTAACCATATGCCCTCGAAACCTCGCGCCCTAGAAACATCGGCAAGCATCAAGCGCAATTCATCATCGCCCTCGAATATTGCTAACACTTCCTTAAACATCTTGTGCGTGGTTTTCGAGTGATGCGCCGAATAGCATACGTTCATGCCCTCGACCGCCGACTTGTCCACCGAGTAGTTGCGGGCAGAGTAGCTCTTGCCGTTCTGTCGCGGCTTGCTTATGCAAATGGTTCTATATGCAAAATCGCCGCTTGCGTCCCTCGCGCAAAAAAGCAACATCTCATTTTCTTGGCATGGATATGATAAATAGCCCATTGAATTGAACCACTCGACAACTTGCACGCCATCAGTGCTTGCATATTCAATCTTTGTCGTGAACGTCGGCTCTTGGTTACCGTACCTCATGCCGTCTTTTTGCGATTAGCCGCGCTTGCCTGCAATACCGCAAGCTTGGTTTTCGTTGCGTTTGCGTCCGGGCATTTCTCGATAGCATCAAGCAATTCAACCATGCGCTTGATAGCAGGCGCAAAGTCTCTGATGCTATCGGAAGAATCCATGATATCTGCCATGCGCTCACCCATTGCAATAAGGGTTTTGCGCCTGTTTCCCGATTTGAATGCTTCTGATATAGAACCCATGGCTTACCTCCTTATTTGCGTCTTGCCATGTGGTAAACGCGGAGTAATTGAATGTTTCTAACTTGGCGGTTTTAAGCCGGCAGTATACGTTGCT